CGAATGACAGATCCAGTATCCTTTATGCGCCAAGTAAACGAGTTTATAGCAAACAATCCAACCCATCCTATTGTGGTTGAATACAACCGTGGAGAGATTGGATTAGGTTATATTATTCGACATTGGCAGGAGATTCATAATGAGAATTATTCAGATTAGTGGAAAGGGAAGAGTAGGTAAAACTACTCTTGCCAATTTAATTGCAAAACATTCTTTTGAACTTGGATATAATCCAGTTATTATTCCTTTTGCTTTAGTCATTAAAGAAATGGCAGAAGCAAAGGGCTTAACAAAAGAATCTGATTCAACTAAGTATCGTGAGTTTTGTCAAAATTTAGGAGCTACAAAACGAATTGAAGATAAAAACTATTGGGTTACAAGAACCTATGAAAAGATTCAAGAGTACATGATTAAGGAAATTGATAATAAGAAAGCAGGAAAAACCCATTACGAATACGTCATCATTCAAGATGATGTACGTTATATGAATGAACTTGCTCTTGGTCGTGACCTTGTTGCTACTCAAATCTTTATTGATTCTGGTATCCGAGAACTTTCTGAAAACAATGCTGAGTGGAGACAACATGAAAGCGAAGTACTAGCAAATCTAGTAGAAGAATCTTTTGGTTCTCCAAATAGTGAGTATGAAGAATTGTTTGATGTGATTATTCAGAACGATGGTACTCCCGTAGAACTGGAAAAAGAAGTTAAAGAAAACATCAAGGAATGGTTAGACCTTGGATACATTGAACTAGAGGCATATGATGAAGCCGAATGAAGCTATTCTTGACGGAGATATTATTGCTTATAGGGCTGCCTTCTGGGCAGACTCTGAAGGCATTGATGAACTACCGGGTCGTATTGCAAAAGATATTCAAAACTGGACCCCATCTGGTGTTGATACAATCTACATTGCAATGTCGTGTCCAAGGACTCACAACTTTCGTCGCATGTTGTGGCCTGTTTATAAGCAGCACCGTGATGATTTCAAGTCACCTGATTCAATGAAGGTAGCCTTAGAATGTATTTACGCTATACCAAATACCACAGTACGATGTGTAAACAACCTAGAAGCAGACGATCTTATTGGAATGCTGGTGTCCGAAGGCAGGGCAATTGGAGTGACGGTAGACAAGGATCTTCGTCAGGTTCCGGGTTGGCATTGGAATCCAGACAAGGAGCCAGAGCCAGTCCAGGTATCTGGCGAAGAGGCCGATAAGTACTTCTATCAACAATGGATGACTGGAGATACCACAGATAATATCTGGGGTTTATGGAAAGTTGGACCAGCCAAGGCTAAGAAAGTACTGGAACAAACCCCTAAGGAACAATGGGATGAGGTTATTATGACTATGTATAAGGAAGAGGATTGGGCTAAGCGTCCTGAAAATAAACGACCTGTTGAGATGTATCGGGAAGAGTTTGCCCTATCCCAAGCCCGTTGTGTTCGTATCCTTAGGGCTGGAGATTATAACAAAGAAGCACATTCTATCTACCTGTGGGGCCCAAATAACCTTGCAGTTAGAAACATTTTGGATTTAGAGAAGGGAGTTTTAAAAGAACATGAGTAAGTTACTACAAGAGTTTACTGCCATTGACAAGTACTGTCGATGGATGCCAGAAAAGAATCGAAGAGAGACTTGGACCGAGGCTGTTGACCGTTATTTTAATTACCTTATTGCTAGACTAGATCTTAAGGATCGTCTTAATAATGAGGATTGGGTAGAGTTGCATAAGGCTAAGGATATGATGAAAGACTATCAGGTCTTTGGATCCATGCGGGCTCTTATGACCGCTGGTCCTGCCTTGGATAAGGATGATGTTGCAGCTTATAATTGTTGTTACATTGCTATTAACGATACCCAAGACTTTGGTAATATCCTGTATACACTAGCCTGTGGTACTGGAGTTGGGTTCTCAGTTGAACGAGAAAACATTAATAACCTACCTATAATTGCTGATACAATCACTAAGGTAGATGAAAAGTTAGTTGTCCCAGATTCACGAGAAGGGTGGGCTGATACCTATGTTTCCTTTATTAAGGGCTTGTATAATGGCAAGCATTATGAAGTAGACTTTAGTGAGATTCGTCCTGCTGGAGCAAGACTTAAGACCTTTGGTGGTCGAGCTTCTGGTCCAGAACCATATATTAAGTTAATTAAGTTTACTGCCAAGGTATTTCATAATGCCAAGGGCCGTAAGCTTAAGTCACTAGAGGTACATGATCTTGTTTGTCAGATTGCCGAGTCAATCATTTCAGGTGGTGTACGCCGCTCTGCTCTGATTTCCTTGTCTGATCTTTCCGATAATGAAATGGCACATGCAAAGTCTGGACCTTGGTGGGAAACCCATGGTCGTAGATCCCTTGCTAATAACTCAGCCGTGTATGAAACAAAACCAGATATGGGTATGTTCCTACACGAATGGTCAGCCCTGTACAACAGTCGATCTGGTGAGCGTGGTATCTGTAACCGAGAAGCAATGCGTAAGCTTGCAGAACGAGCAGGACGAGATCCTAAGTACGCCTTTGGAACCAATCCATGTTCGGAGATTATCCTAAGACCAGATCAATTCTGTAACCTCTCAACCATTGCTGTTCGTCCAGACGACCAAGCACCACAACTTATTGAGAAGATTAGATATGCAACCATTCTTGGTACTCTTCAGTCAGCTCTTACTGATTTCAAGTATTTTGAATCCAGAAGACAAATCAACTTCAAGAAGAACTGCGAAGAAGAGCGACTACTTGGAGTATCTATGACTGGTATCTTTGATAACAATCTTACCAATGGTGGTCATGGTCCTCAAGAATTACAAAAGTTACTAGAAGCACTGCACTATGTAGCTCACGCTACAAACCGCAAGTGGGCAGAACTAATTAACATTCCTGTAAGTAAGTCCATTACTTGCATTAAACCCGAAGGAACTACAAGTTGTGTGGCTGGTACTGCATCTGGTTTACATCCAAGATTCAGTAAGTTCTACATTCGTCGTAGTCAGATGCCTGTAGGATCACCCATGACTCAATTCCTGAAGGATGCTGGAGTTCCATGGCAACCATTCTTCTACAACCCAGACAACATGGTTGTCTTTGAGTTTCCTGTAAAGGCAGACTTTGGAGTTACAGAAGAAGAAATGAGTTCAATTGGTCATCTTAATCTTTGGTTATCATATCAACTTTGGTATTGTGATCACAAGCCAAGTGTAACTGTTAACTATACAGATAAGGATTTCTTGGTAATTGGCAGTTGGTTATGGACCTATTGGGATTATGTATCTGGTGTATCGTTCTTACCAAAAGATGATAATACCTATGAGCATACCCCATTTGAAACCATTACTGAAGAACAGTATAATGAGTTAAATGCCAAGATGCCAGAGTCTATTGATTGGAGTCTTCTTTCACAGTATGAACAAGAAGATACAACTAAGTCATCCCATGCTATGGTTTGTACAGCAGCGGGATGTGAATTAACCTAAGGAGTTCCTATGCCAACGATGTTTATTGAAACCGAATATGATATGGATCAGGCGCTAGCCGAAACTATTAAACTAGTCAAGCTTAAAGATGCCACCCTTGATGTTGGTTTTAACAACATGCGAATGGTAAATATATTTCTGGATAATCTACATTCCTCACTACAGGAAAACAAGATTACTCCAGAAGATAAGAGATTTCACCTTAATATATTGGTTAAGAATAATGAACAAACTTGAAATCCTATTAAAGAAGTACCGTGAGGGCGGGGTCCAAAACCAGGACCTCGCCCTTTGTTTGCACTATATAAATCAAATGCAGTTAGAAAAGGTTAGAAATGAAACCAGAGTGTCACATACCGAAGGAACTGATACAGTATCTAGAGAAGATAATAATACTAGTTCCAAACGATCTAAAGCTAAAAGACTTTGATCGTGGTTTTAAAGCTGGTCAATTAGAAGTTTTAAATAAACTTCGTGCTTTACTGGAATCCCAGGAAAGGAGGTAACTATGGGTAAGGGCGGTGGTGGTGGTGGAATATCACAAAAACAAATGGAAGCTCAAATGCGGCAGCAAGAAGAAATGTTTAATAGACAAATGGCCTTGCAGCAGCAGTACCAAGTTGAAGCTGAAAATCGTCTACGTTTAGAACGTGAACGCGAAAAGCAGCAAGAATACGTCCGAAGGGTTGAAGCAGCACAAGCCAAGGAAGGTACTCGTATTAAAGAAGAGAAACAAGAAGCTGCAACATTTAGAGAAATGACTGGTCAAGTTAATCAAGAAGATACCAGTGATTTCGGTGGTGGCTTTAATCTTGATATGCCAACAATAGAAAGACCGGGTTACGAACAAGAAGATAGACCCCTATAAGGAGAGACAATGAACCAAGAAAAGACAATTAAAGATAGGTGGTTAACCCTCCATAATAAACGTACTACAAAACTAGATAAGGCTAGAGCATGTGCAGCTGTTACTGTACCCACCCTATTGCCTTATCAATCAATGACTGGAGAGGATAACCTCTTTCAGACTTATTCTTCGGTTCAATCACGGGGTGTTACTTCTCTTGCCAGCAAGATCCTAAGCGTATTAATTCCATTAAACGATACACCATTCTTTTCGTTTGGTTTAAAGAATGGCCGAGAACCTACGCCAGATATTAAGGAATACTTGGATAAGCTATCCTTTCAAGTGTATAGAAAGTTAATCTCTAACAACCTAAGAGAAATGGCTTATCTGGCTATTCAACACTTGATTGTTGTTGGTGATATTCTTATAATAATGGAAAACGATTACAGTTTCCGTGTTATTAGACTTGATCAATTTGTTATCCGTCGAGATGTAAATGGTTCAGTTAAAGAGTTTATCTACTTAGAATTCATTTCACCAAGCAATGAGGAACCAGCAAGTGCCTATGATTTCATTTCGGGGGAGGAAAAACAAACAGGTTATAAGACAGTTTACATTAGAGTCTCCCAAGACGAAGACAACAAGCAATGGAAAGTTGAAAAAGAAATGGACGGAGAACTCTTTGATACTGGCTATTATGATGTTCTTCCTTATATTCTTTTACGTTGGTCTAGTATTGCTGGCGAAGATTATGGTCGTTCACATGTCGAGGATATTTACTCTGACATTCGTACACTTGAGTCCTATAGCCGTGCTCTTATCCAAGGAATGGCTGCTGGTTCAACCTTCTTTATGGGTATTGATCCCGCTGGCGTTACTGAAATTGATGACTTAGCTGGCGCTCAGAATGGACAATGGGTTGCAGCTAGAAGAAATGATGTCTTTGTTATTTCACCTAGTGAAACAATGAATCCTCAACTTCAATCATCTAGCGCAGCTGTAGAAGCTATGCGTAAAGAAGTAGGCCAAGGCTTCCTATTACAAACCGCAGCCATGCCTACAGGAGATCGTGTCACAGCAACAGCTATTAGAGCCGTAGGTAACGAGCTAGAAACCATCCTAGGTGGTACATTCTCGGCTATTGCTAGAGACTTTATGATTCCAATTATCAAAAGAACCATCTACTTGATGTTAGAAAACAACGAGATAGATCAACGTATGGCTCAGCAGTTTGATGAAGATAATGGTATTCTTAATATCGAAATCCTAACTGGTTTACAATCACTTAGTCGAGAGTCTGATATTACTAAACTATTACAAATGGGTGAAATGATTCGTAATCTTCCACCTGAAGCAGCCGCTTCTTTTAAATGGGAATCATATGCCCGTGCTTTAATTACTTCAATGGGTTTTGATGCCAACAACTGGGTACGCAGTGCTGAAGAAATCAAACGAGAGAAGATGGAAATGGCTAAGGCTCAGCAGCAAATGGAAATGCAAAAGATGTTTGCAGGAGCCGCTGCAAATGCTATGGGTGGTGCTGCTCAACAAGATCTAATTAATACAGGCGGTGAGAATATCCCACCTGAAATGGCTCAACAAGCAATGCAAATGCTAGGAGGACAACCCAATGGCTAAACGACCAGATAAAAAATCAATGCCTTGTAATAAACCTAGAGCATCTACCTCTGCTGGTAAAAAGAAAATGGTTAAAGCATGTGCCAATGGACAAGAAAAAATCATTCACTTTGGAGCAAAAGGTTATGGTCACAACTATAGTTCGGAAGCTCGTAAGTCTTTCAAAGCACGGCATAACTGCGACGCTGCTGATAATAAATTAACCGCTAAATACTGGGCCTGTAAGAATCTTTGGGCAGGACCTGGTGGTTCTAAGGCATCTTGTCCCAAGGGTAGAAAGTGTAAGGGATGACTGATAAGAAACAATCAGCGGTTGCTCGTAGACTTTCTCAGAAACTAAGTACACTTTCAACTGAAACATCTATTATTGGGGATCAAAACCTTAATAATGCCATTAGCGACTTAGAGACACAATCTAATTACTTAACTTCTGAACTACCCACTATTAAAGATAATGCAAGTTATGCTCAGGCTAACGTATCTTTTCATTCTGATCCTACAAACTTAGGTGGATGGGAAGCTCGTATTTTAGATTTAGAAAACAATCCATCTGGTGGTGGAGGTATTGATCCAACAGATCCAACCCAACCAATTCTTATATGGGATAATTTTCTTCAGCAAAGCAATGGTGATGAATCTGGAACTGTACTTCCATATCCTTTTCCAGGACCACCTCGGCCTACAAGCAGCAAAACCCTAACGCCTACTGGATTAATTATTTATGAAGCTAACTCTGAAACAGATCATATTGGGATTGTTCAAGTTACTTTAGAACAACTTGTAGGTAATGGGTATCTAAATTTAGTCAATGCTCCAACCCTTGATTCTTTTGTATTTGATGATTTAAATACCATCTACTTTATTATCAAAACAGAGAACCCAACTGATTCATATAAAATTAAACTTGGATTGTTTGCAGATATTGCTAATCCAACTCAAGGTATTTATTTTGAAGGTACAAGTGGAGCTAACTGGGTTCCAACTACAGATGATGGAACAGCCTCTACAGGAACAACAACAGCATTGGCATCTTCTACATGGTATACTTTAAAGATCCAAAAGAAATCAGCAACAAGTGTTGGATTTACAGTTAATACAGGAACTGAAGTAGTCTTATCTACCAATATTCCAACAAGTTTTTTAACTTGTGGTGTTTATTTTGAAAATACAACAGGTTCACCTAGTGAAGATATTTCTTTTAAACTTGACTTTTTTAGTCTTAAATTAGGAGATGTAACTCCAGTATTACCTACAGGTACTACTGTAGAAGGTACCACTAATGAAGTAGAAGTTACAAGTGTTGGTTCGGTTTATACTGTAGGATTACCTGATAATGTAACTATAACTGGAACTTTAACTGCTGATGATATTTTATCAAAGATTTCAGGTCCAACTGTTGTTGATTGTAAAAACGTATCTGGAAATACTTTACCTAAAGGAACACCTGTTTATATTTCAGGTACTGTAGGTGGTTCAGGTGTTATTGAAGTTCAACAATCTTTTAATGATGATCCTGCTACAATGCCAGCTATTGGTTTGTTATACACTGAAATCATAAATAATGAGTTTGGGCATGTTGTTTTACTTGGTAGTTTATCAAATGTATCTACAAATATTTTTACTTTAGGTTCAACTTTATATGTTGATCAAACTATTGGGGGAAATGCAATAGGACTAACACAAACTCGTCCTACAGGTGTTGATCAGTTAGTGCAGAATATTGGAAGAGTTGGTAGAGCCCAAGCAAATACTGGAGAAATATTAGTTACAGGAGCTGGCAGAACAAATGCAATTCCTAATAATGTTTATTTATCTAATATTGTAGACGGTGACGCAACAAATCCAACAACATCTATTAACTTTTATGAAGATTTCTTTGGCAATTCCACGGAATCTGGCGAAACAGGTACACACGGTTGGACTGTTTTAAATGGTATTGTTGCTCAAATAACATCAGAATTAAATCATCCTGGTATAGTAAGGTTTAGAGGTTCAACAACTGCTAATCAAGTTGCTTACTTTTCCTTAAGTCTTGCTTCTGGTATTAATTCTTTTGCTACTTCGCAACTTAATATGACTAATTTTATTTTTAAACAAGTACAAACAGATACTGATACAACTAGAATTTTTGGTTGTCTTGATTCTATGGCTAATACTGTTCCAAATGGGGTATATATTAGAAAAGCTTCTGGTAGTAATGATTACTTTGCTGTTGTTAGAAATTCACTTACTGAGAATACAGCTTTACTGTTTACTCAAGATACAGCATGGAAAAATATTAAAATTACAAAAGTTGGATCTGATTATGAATTTCGTGTAAATGGAAACAGTCCTGTAACAGTTTCACCACCAGCAGGGAATATGCCTGGAGCATTAACTCTTTCTGTTTTATTTTCTTCAACTACTGCAAGTTTAACACGAAATGTAGATTTAGATTTTTGGTCGTTTAAACTTTCAAGCATGACTAGATAAGGAACTTATATGGCAAGTAAAAAAAATTGGATTAAAGGTGCTATTAAGCGACCTGGTGCTTTAACTAAGAAAGCCAAGGCAGCTGGCAAATCTATCTCTTCCTATTGCAAGGGTGGTAAACTAACTACCCAGACCAAGCGTCAATGCAATCTAGCCAAGACCCTCAAGGGTTTCAACAAATAACCTAGGAGTTAGAATCTATGCCTAAGGATGCATGTTACAAGAAAGTTATGAAGGCATATAAAGGTAAGCACAGTGCTTACGCCTCGGGTTCTATGGTCAAATGCCGTAAGGTAGGAGCTAAGAACTGGGGTAATAAGACCAAGAAAGGAGGGCGTTAAGATGCCAAAAGTAGGTAAGAAATCATTCCCTTACAC